GACATTCCTGCTATGAAAGTTCCAGAACGTTCATTATTTATCTTACAGGAAATTGGTTGTAAAGTTACTCAAAATGAATTTATTACAATTAAAATCCATGATGGTTTATATGATGAGTCAAATAAATTTTACTTTATGTCTGGCCAAAAAGAAACTAGATTAAGAACACACTTACCCTTATTAATGCACCAAGCAGATCATATGGCTGCTCAAATTGAATTTGAAATATGGAACAATGCCACAGATGCTGTCCCTAAACAATCAAAACCAAAAAATGGTTCTAAAGGGGATAAAGTAATAAGAAATTCAAAAAAAATAAACACTAAAAATAACCCGAATCTATCTAATGCTACATTAGACGTAATAGATTCATTTTTTAAAGATTAAATATGGGCTGGACAATATCAACAATAATACTTATAATAATAGTAACTATAATGAGTTTTGCTCTTATAAATTTATTAAAAAAGAATGAAAATTTAGAAGATTTTATAGCAAAGCAAAGTGAAGCTATAAATATTTGTGATAAAAGACTAAAAGAAATAGACGATAAAGGAATGTTTTATGCTGATGACCAAATAGGATTCTTTTTTAAAGAAGTTCAAAAAATTCAAGAAGCCTTAAACGAATTTACACTCAAATAAAAAATATGGCAGATAAATCTAACCAAACTATAAAAAATAACACCTCACCAACACCAGTAACTCCTAAAAAAAGAGGAAGAAAAAGAACAAAAAAAAGATATTTTACTGAAGACACAGAAGCAGCAATAGCTGAATATTTAGCTTCAACAAATCAAGATGAAAGAGATGAAATATTTAAGGATAGAATATACTATGCTTTTTATAAGTTAGCCGAAAATTTAATACATACATTTAAATTTTACTATACAGAAGTAGATAATTTAGAAGATTTAAAACATGAGGTAATGTGTTTTCTTTTAGAAAAATTAGACTATTTTAAACCAGAAAAAGGTAGTAAAGCATTTAGTTATTTTTCAATTGTAGGTAAAAATTATCTTATACTTTACAATAATAATAACTATAAAAAGAAAAAACAAACAACTGATGTTATGGATGCTGATTATGATGATGGGGTATTACGTCAGTTAGGTAGGGATACTAGAAAACAAGAATTAAAAGACTTTATAGACTACTATACAGAGTATGTTGATAAATATATGTTTACTTTATTTAAAAAAGATAAGGATAGAAAAGTATGTGATGCTATTAATATATTATTTAAACGTAGAGAAAATTTAGAAATTTTTAATAAAAAAGCGCTTTATATTTATATAAGGGAAATAACAGATGTTGATACTCCTGTTATTACTAAAGTAACTAAAATATTAAAAAAGTTATATAAAAAACTGTATATTGAATTTAAATCAACAGGATATATAAGAATTTAAATTCTTCCATATTTATAATAAAATATAATTATGGCACAAGATTCATTAAACCAAGTATTGTTTGACGATAAATCTTTCTCAGATTTATTAAAAGAAATTCATAAAAACCAAACAAAAAAATCAAAACAATTAGCTAGTTTAATTGCTGAATTACGCCCTCTTATCACTTCTTTGGGGGATGCTACTGTAGTAGTACCTCTAATTAAAGAATATATGGAGATAAGTGTTAAAAATGATGACCAATTAATAAAAATGGCAGCTATTGTCCAACGTTTATCAACGGGGGCTACAAATAGTGGAGAAGGAGGATTACTAACAGAAGAAGAAATGCAGCAATTACAAGAAGTAGCTGAAGAAATTTCTAAAACAGTTGAAAAACCAAAACAAATAGAATCACCAAAGGAATAAAATGGCAATAGTTAGAAGTAGTAGGGCAAATAGAAAATTAAAAAAAAGATCTAAAAAACAATTAGTAGCAGCAAGAGTTATTGATATTGTTTTAGATAATGAACATCCTTTTTTTGAAAAATTAGGTTTTAATGATTCTATTGGAACTATATTTTATACCATTATAGATCAAGAAACACCACTTGAAATTCCTAAAATCTCACCCACTGCTAAGCCTTTATTTTCGTTTGTTAAAAGTTATCCTTTAATAAACGAAATAGTTTTAATCATGTCTACTTATGATAAAGAAATATATGATGTAGGAGGTACAACAACTTATTATTTACCTAATGTAAATATATGGAATCACCCCCACCATAATGCACTTCCTTCATTAAAAGATCTAGACTTAGATACAACATCAAATGACTATGAAAGAGCAGAAAATGGAACCCCTCGTAGAGAATTAACAGATGAAGGATCCAATATACCATTAGGAAAATACTTTAATGAACAGTTAGATTTAAAACCATTACTGCCTTATGAAGGTGATATTATACTTGAGGGAAGATTTGGAAATTCTATCCGTTTTGGATCTACTAACTTTAACGATACTATTCCTGAAAATTTAAAAAATCCTTGGAGTTTATCAGATACAAGCCAAACAGGAGATCCTATAACACTTATAAGAAATGGTCAATCTAATAATTTAGACGAAAAAGGATGGATCCATACTGTAGAAAACATAAATGATGATTTTTCATCTATATATTTAACTTCTAACCAACAAATAACAAATTTACAAGTAATATCAACTAATATTTCATCATATGAAGCTGAAGAAGAACCTGTTGACAATTTTGATCCTATAAGATTTGAGGGATTAAATAGACAAGATGGAGTAAAGGAAGGAACTTCAGAAATAACAGTACCTATTAGTCAACCCCTACCTAGTGTAGAAGAACCAATCCTTATAGGTCCTACACTCCCCGAAGAAACAGAAGTAGAAACACCAATTACAGATATAGTAGAAACAGACCCTGATTATAATGATAGTAATAAAACGGAAAACGAAAATAGAACAGAATCAGACCTTCCAGACCCAAATACAATAACAAGTGATAATGCACCTGAGTTTGATTTAAATGAATTAATGGGATAAAATTATGGCAAAATATTTTACACTAGCACAATGTCTTTATTCAAATACGGCTCAACAAAAGGGTATAAAAAATGTACCTGGAATAGATGGCGAAATCTTTCCTTTAACGGGTTATCAGATAAAAGAAAATATTAATAAAACAATGAGATATTGTGTAAATCCTGCTAAGGATGTATTTCCTGGCTTAATAATAACATCAATGTATAGATCAGGTAAATTAAACCAAGCAATAGGGGGAAGTCCAACAAGTCAACATTGCTTTGGAATGGCAGCAGATATTCAAGATACTGATGGTACCGCTACATCAACAATATTTAATTGGTTAGTTGATAACTTACCTACATGGGATCAAGTAATATGGGAATTTCCCGAAAGAGGAGAAAAGTCATGGATTCATATATCTTATAATGAACAAAGAAATAGAAAACGAACAACATTAGCTTCTAAATCAGATTATATCCACAACCAATATGGGGGTAGTAGAAATGGAAGTTATCAACATAATATAAAAAGAGCTTATTCTAATTATATAAGTCCTAACTTTGCGTAAAAATAATTAATATGACTTATATACCAACACCTCCTAATTTATATCAAGGAAAGCAAGTATTAATAAATTCAGATAGAATACTATTTAATGCTAAAGATGATTCTATACTTTTATTTTCAAATAAAGCTATAGGATTTAGTACAAGAGGAAATATACATTTTGACTTAGGATTAGGTATTGATGAGGTTAAAAGTGGAAATAATAGAAATAAATTTATAGTAAATTCTCCTAATATATATTTAGGTTTACAAAATAATGGGAGTTTGCCTAATGAACCAGCTTTATTAGGTAATGAAACCCAAACATGGTTAAATGATTTATTAACGCTAATTGACGATATATTAGATGATATTTTAAGTAAAGTATCTTTTGTAACAACTGCCCCAGGAAGTCCCACAGCACCAAACCCAAATAATTTTCCTGTACTACAGTTAAGAAAGGGTGAAATAGAAAGATTAAGTAGAGCATTAGAAGAAATAAAAAGTAAAAATACAAAATTAGTATAATATGTCAACACAAGCATCT